ACACCTGTCGCAGCTTCTCTGGCGACCCGCATGGCGTTCTGGTGGACGTTCGTGCATCGGTTGCACCGGCACCCACGCCGTTGATACATCTTGAGGGTCCCGTGCTTGAAGCCCATCACGCCCCTACCGCTCCGTCGAGGGTGGGCGGACTTTGTGAAGCGATCGGAGGACGTCCGGGGCGAACCGTTCGACCACCTCTCGTCTCTGGCGGTCGAAGTCGGCTTCGAACCGGCGGATCATCCGCCAGCGGTAGTTGAGGAGGACGAACAGGGTGACGTTGATGAGCAGCAGGATGAGGTGGTAAAGCAATGCGACTCCTAGAAGTTGAGGATCGGTTGTCGGATGCGGCCGGTGTCCGGGTTCCAGACGTGCTGGACCCCATCAGGGTGGATGCCACCGCCGGTGCGGGTTTTCAGAAACTGGAACCGGAGGTCTTTCTCCAGCCGGTCCCGAATGTCTTGGTTGATGTTCGGGTTCAGGGACGGCTTGTACATGCCGAGGACGTAGTCCGCCGACTCTTCGCCACCGAACTTGCCGTCGGTCAGGTCCAGGGGCTTGTGGCCGGCGTTGGCCTCCCCCCTCTTGACCTGGTGGAGGACGATGAGGGCGAGGTCGTGCTCCCGGGCGAAGTTCTTCAACGCCCTCGCCATGGATTGGACCGAATCCATCTGGGATTCGCCCCAGGTGCTGATCAACTCCAGGTAGTCGATGAGGACCAGCCGGGGCCGTTGCCCGACCCGGGTCTCGTAGTCATCGAGGACCTTCGTCATGTCGCCCAGGCCGAGGTCTGGTTCGTCCTCGATACGCAGCAGGGATAGACCGTCGGCGGTCGATTCGACGGCGGACGACGCACCGTGTGTACGCATGCCTTTCTCGATGGCCGTGGTCGGTGTGTCGCTGTAGACCGAGGCCAGACGCTCCAGGATGTACCGGCCGTGCATCTCCAGGGAGAAGAACACGGTCGGTATCTGGGGCTGGTTGACGGCCACGTTGACGAGGAACCAGGTCTTACCTACCCCTGTGCGGGCGAGCATGATCATCACCTGGCCGGGGGCCATTCCACCTTGGGTCCGGTCATCGAAGAAGCTGTAGCCGATGGGCACCCGGACGATGTCCGAGGACGCCCACCGGTACAGCTCCGCCTTGACCTCTGGGAGGTCACGGAGCACTCGGGCCTACGGAACGATGGTGCCGGCGGCCACAAGGGCGGCGTACTCGTTCTGCAGGCCCAGCTTCGTGAACGCCCACCCGGGGGCGCACTTGCTGGCGTCACGCTGGTCGATGAGGAAGATGCCGACCTTGTACTGGCCGGCCATGATGTGCTCGTGGGTGATGTCCGGTGCGTTGCCACCCTTGACGGTGCACTTGTCTGTGTCCCACACCTTCCAGTCGCCCGGGTTGTGGTACAGGGCGTCCTCCAACTTCTCCACCATCGTGGACTTGTCGTGGATCGGCTTCGGGAGGCCCGGCTGGTGTACTGCGTCACCGGCGGCAGGTATGACCGGTGGCACGGCGACCGGGGCCGCCCCGGTAGGGGCGGTGAATGCCGCCTGGGCGAGGGCCACCGGGTCGGGAGCATTCACGGCAGGGGCTGCGGAGGGAGCGACACCTTCGTCAATCCCCGCCGTGTCCAGAATGATGTTGTAGACGGCCATGGCCGTCGCTGCGAACCGGCCGTTGTGGACGGCCCCCTCCCCCTGATCTTGGAGGAGCGAGGTGGCGATGTAGGCAGAGACCTGGGCGATGATCGTCCGGTCTTTGAGTGTGACGGTTTCCATTTGGTGTCTTTCTTCTCGTGGGTATTAGTTGTGGAACGCTGCCCCGAAGGGGCACCTGTCCCAGTAGTCGCAATAGGCGGCACTGCACAGGAAGCTGTCCGGGCTGGGCAGGAAGGGCCCCCCGGCGTCGATCAGGTCGGCCAGTTCCCCGGCCTGGGTCATCGTCGCTGCGAGTTGACCAGCGGTACGGACCTCCTGGCGGCGGAAGAAGACCTCAGCCTCAGGCTTGGCGGCCACCACCTCGGCGGCGTTCAGCAGCGTGACGTCGTAGCAGAACCCCCGGGGGGTGTCCGGGTGGATGAGGCCCGGCATCTCATCGAGGTGGTGCAGGTAGTAGGACGCCTGCGGGGTCTTGTAGGCGGCGTACTTGTCCTTCTGTGGCTTGGACAGGCTGTGCTTGTGGTCGACGCACCAGACGAACCCGTTGGGTCCCTGGATGATCAGGTCGCTGGTGCCGTGCCGGATCCACCCTGGGTGGCCCTCCCACTCGAAGTTGAACGTGACTTCGACAGCGAGGACCTCGAACCCGGCAGGCCAGTAGCACTTGGCGGCGTGGTAGTACCGGATCGTGCCTGCCATCATCTCCAAGGCTTCGGCCTTGGTGAGGACCCGTTCGTCCTTCTTGGTCGTTGCCGGCTGGTACATCCAGTTGAAGTTCTTGCCGGACCTGTCCAACTCCACTTCGAGGGAATCAGCGGTGGCCCGGACGAGGAGGTCGACATCGGCAACAAGTGGGCCGCCTTCCATCCGGGCCCGGTAGTACTTCTCGTGGGCGGAGTGCAGAGCGGTGCCCATTGCCCTCACTATGCTGCTGTAGTACGGAATCGACGGGTCCAGGTCGTACATGATCCGCCGCTGACATATCTGGGCGTTGTTGATCGTGGACTGGCGCATCAGTTTCACGGGTGTGCTCATCGGCGGTTCTTTCGGGCGATGTAGTTGACCTGATTGATGGTCGCTCCGGTCCGGGTCGAGATCGACGCAATCGGTTCACCGGCCCGCCACCGTCGTAGAACCTCTTCCTTCTTACGGGCTGACAACTCCTGTGCCCGACCGGCCTGGATGTTCGGGGTGAGACCCCGGGCAGCGAGGACCTTGTAGATCCACGCCCGGGAGAACTCAGTCGACATGTGGATCGCCTGGACACTCATCCCCTGGGCGTGCCCGTGGATGATCGTCCACGTCTCCGGGTTGATCCGGCCAACGGCCTGGGCGACGAGTGCATCGTCCATTCCAAGCGTGTGGGCGATCTCCCACGGCAACCAGCCGAGGAGGAACATCTCCCTGGCCCGCCCCTTGTCGGACATGTCGAGGAAGTGGCCGATACGGAGACCGTGGCGGACTAGTTCGTTGCTCTCCCACTCGGGGAGCGGATCCCCATGGATGAGAGAGTCTTCGAGGGCTTCCCTGACGGTGACCCATTCAGGCGGGTAAGCGAGAAAACCGTTACCGACCGACGTTGTTCCCTGTGCATTCGTGGATGAGTTGGTCATTCATGTGTCCTTCTCGTGGGTGTCCGCTGACCAGAGTATGCAGCATAGCAGTGACACCCACCAGAAACGGTGGACACTCGCAGACAACGGGGGTGGACAGTTCCACCCGTCGGGGACCCGTCAGGTCGTTACAGGCCCTCGGTCCACAGCACCCACGCCCAGGTCTGCTCGGTGACCACACCGGTGGCCGGACCGAGCCACGGGGCGATGAAAGCTTGCACGGCGAGTAGCCGCTGCTCTGTCATAGGACCAAACTTTCCATCGGCGGCGATGTCCGGGCCTAGGGCACGTTGGAGGCGGGCCACGTCGGTGCCGGTGGCCCCACGTCTGAGAACCGTTGGCAGTGCGGGGCCTCGGAGTGCCGGGTCAGAGCCCGGTTCTAGGGCACCGTCGGCAAGCAGGCCACGGAGCAGATCCCCGGGGCACGACGTTGCCTTCACCTGCGAGTGCGGGACGATGGCGAGGGCGCCGGGCCACTGCCGGCGGGCCAGAGCGACAGCCCGGGCGATGCCGTCGACCATCGGTTCCGGGATCGGTTGGCCGGGCCCGACGAGGGCCACGATGGCGACGTACCGGCGGTTCAAGATACGGCCACCCTGGGCCCCGGACTCGATGTCGAGGCCACGGCAGGCCCACACCTCGCCAGCCTGATCGACGGCGAGGTTGTAAGCGATGTCCCACCAGCCGAGCCGGTCGATGTGCCCGGTCTGGATGGATCGGAGCAGGGCATCGGTCGGCCGGGTCGGGTCGATGGCGAACCCGGCATAGTGGACGCAGACGCCCTTGACGTGGGCCGCTACGAGGCGGCGGGTCTTTACCGGGGGGCGTGCTCGCCAGTCTGATCTCGTGTGCATCACATCCACCTTAGCGACTCGCCGGGTGGTTATTCAGAAACTCGGCGTAAGCCTCGGGGCTGTTCAACACAATCATCACCCCACCCGATCCCGGTTCAGACGACCGGCCAAGGGTCACGCTGATTGCTCCGATAAGTGTGCCCACAGCGACCAGTAGTCCAGTAACGGCCACGATCAGTTTTGTAACGCTTCCCATTAGTCCCCCGTCGTACCTTCCTCCCGGCCGGTGGCTCCAAAACAGAAAGAGCCCCGAGCCCCACCGAGAGGAGAGTAACGGT